GGAAATGTTTCTGCCCCTCTATGTCTATTAGAACGAAAATCTTCTTTTGGTTTTACTCTTTTGGTAGAAGCAATAATAACACCATCTACTACAATAGTTCTAACATCAAATGGCATTTCTAGATATTCTTGTATTAGTAGTTCTGCATTAAATTTCCATAATGATTGAACAACAGATATCATACTTTTAAAATCATTTACTATTGATACACCAATACCTTGTGTACCAGTTATCGTTTTTATTATGACTGGAAATTTTCCACCAATTCTTTTGTGTGCATCTTGTACTGAATCTTCATTATTAATCAATGATGTTTTTGGTGTTTGTATTCCATTTTGATTAAAGGTAATATATGATGTCATTTTATTATCACAAGTTAACATACCATCTCGGCTGTTAATCATGAATGCACCTGCCTTTTCAAAAGTAGAAAGTAATGCAAGTCCTACTTCATTATCTAATACTCCTGCTCTAACAAACACGACTGTTTTGGATACATCAAAGTCTAGTCTTTCTCCCTCTACATTTGATATAGTTAAAGTGCCTTTTTCTAAATCGTTATCTGATACCCATGCTTCATTTGTGTTAACAATATGACATGGAATATTATTTTTATCTGAATATTTTTTAAGTTGATTTGAAACCACTTCTTCTTTTGAAGAAGAAACTTTAGTAAGAACAGCTATTTGAATATCACCATCATTCACATTTTCTTCTGTGATGAAAGATTGAAAGTTTTTCATAATATATTTACTCTGAGTTAGGTTGCCATTTTCCCATTGCTTCTTGTTTACCCTTATAATCTGCAAGTGCAGCTTTGATGGCATCTTCTGCCAAAACTGAACAATGGATTTTTACAGGTGGTAGTGCAAGTTCTTCTGCAATATCACTATTTTTAATTTTTTCAACTGCATCTAAACTTTGTCCTTTAACCCATTCAGTTAATAAACTTGATGATGCGATTGCAGAACCACATCCATAAGTTTTAAATTTTGCATCTGTTATGATACCATCATCACCTACTTTGATTTGTAGTTTCATGACATCTCCACATGCTGGAGCTCCAACCATACCAGTACCAACTGATGAGTCTTCTTTATCAAGTGTTCCTACATTTCTAGGATTCTCGTAATGGTCTAAAACTTTATCTGAATAAGCCATAATTATGCCTCTCTCTTTTTACCTATGTTATATTTAGTTTCTAATATCCACTCATCTTTCTCTTTAAAAGAAATAATTTTAATTTGACTTAGTGGTGCGATAGGTTCTGGTGTAGCTTTCATTTCTACTAATCCCCAATCACTTAGAAGTTTCACTATTGTATTTCTTCTTGCAATGTCATTTTCTGATAAGTTTGTTTCCTTACCATCAAGTGCAAATAATTCTTTAAAGTGTACTATATAATATCTTCCTTGTTTGTGTAGTATGTGACAAGACTGATATAACTTTTTTTCTTTTCTAGAAGCAACTCCGATACGAGATAATGTTTCTCTAATCTTTAGGAAGTCATCTGGTTCTTTCAGAAGAACCTCAAACATCTGCTCCTGTGTCCATTGTATATTATTTTCCATTTCCATTTCTTCCACCTTTGTTCAATCTATTCATGATAGTATTTATCTGTTCATCATTTAGTATATTAAGAGCTGATTTTGCTTTTTCATTACTATATCCATAATACTCTTTAACACTTTCTAAATGTTCTTCTTTCTTCGCTTTCAACCAAGGCGTGTACCTTTGTCTTGTTCTAAGAGTATTTAGTAAAAAGTCAAACTGCAATTTATTATCTATCTGGTGATTCATATTCATCTCATTTACTAGGAAGATAGTGTCTTGAAATGGAGCAAGACATTTGTTCACAATATATGCTGGGTATTTCTTTTCCCACTGGTTATCTTCACTATCCATAAGTTTTTCTTTGGAAGAATTGATAGCTTTTAAGTATTCTTTTAATTCATACATAATTATTTCTCTAACCTACGCCATGGTATAGTTTCTGGGAAGTTAATTTCGTTATACATGTTTACACCATCTCCAGCAACTTGTATGCCACTTGATTTACTAAAACCTTTGTATGACATATTATATGCAATACTTCTTCTTTCACCAGAACCCAAAAATGGATATACTAGATGATTCAAACTATTAGGAAACATTAATAATCTGCCAGGTTTAGGTTCTACTACAAAAGAACCTGTAGTAAACAAATCAACTTGATTGCAAAAATTAAATTCTATATTACCATCCATTCTACTTTTACCTTTTATGTTTCTAGGTTTCATAGCTGGTACTTTTAAATATAGTACGGCACTTATCTGACAATGTGAATGATTATGTTGTGGATTATATTCATTTTCATATTGTGATACAGACCAAATAGATTGCATTTGAGTTTGTATAGGTGACATAGTTTCTAATATATTTTTTTGACCAGCATTTATATAACCTTGTTCAACATAACTTTTAGCCATTGCATGAAATATGTCCATGACTTTTTTTTCTTCTAACATAGAATGTGGAATTTCACTTTCAGTTTCAATTTGTCCAGCAAGTCTATGACCCATATCTTTTTTATCTTTAATTACATCAACAATTCCATTAAGTGTTTTGATAACACCCTCTGGTAATTGTGCCATCATAACTAAAGGCCCAAAAGGTTTTAATACTTGTGCATCTTTTATTTCCATTTCACATCCACCATAATTTCAGTTAAACAAGCAAGTAAGTTTATTTCTTGGTCTGCCACAAATGCTGACTGATACTGATACTTTGCGAGTATAAGAACTGCATGAGGTATAGTACCGGCAGTAGCATGAGTGTAAAGATTATCATAAATCCTACGAAAAATACGTACAGGGTCATTGTCAAGATTATGCACAATCCACTTTCGCACATTTGTGAATTCCTGAGCTTTGAGTGCAACCATAAGTTCATTTATATTTACCTCTGATATATTTACAAGAATACCAGCATCTATTTGACCTGATGTAGAATATCTTTGTAATTCGTTTAATGTTCTTCTCCAATCTGGGAAATATTTAGTCAACACTTCCATTATAACTCTTGGTTCATATTTTACATTCTCAGATTCAAGAATGTTTTTAACACGAACAAAAAATTCTTTTGCAAGTTTTGGTTTATCATCTTTTGGAATTATGAAATCAATTACACTACATCTTGAATGTAATGGTTCTATTAATCTGTTCTTATAATTACAAGTAAGAATGAATCCACAGTTTTTGTGAAATTCTTCCATAAACCCACGAAGAGCAGGTTGTGTAGATTGGGGATTTAAATAATCTGCCTCATCAAGTATAACATACTTACGACCACCTTCAAGTGATACAGTTGAGGCAAAGTTTTTAATTTTATTTCTAAGTACATCAATACCAGATTCTTCTGAACCATTTACAAGTAATGATGTTGCACCAATTTCATCAAGCATTGCTTTGGCGACAGTAGTCTTACCGACACCAGGCCCACCTGACAAAATTAAGTTTGGTATATGTTTGTCTTCTACAAAATCTTTAAAAGTTTTCTTTAAATCTTCTGGTAAAATACAATCGTTGATTGTGCTTGGGCGATGTTTCTCAACCCATAAAAAAGTTTCCATAATATATAATCCAATTTGTTCATTAAGTAGTCATTAAGTATACTAGTGTTAAAGCAAGAAAAAATAATCCTGTCACTAATCCACTAAAAAATATTAACCAAAATTCTTTACTACTCATAAACTGACTCTGGTTCAAGTGCTACCCAATACTCTACCTTTTTATTTGAAGATGATAGATGACTAATATTCTTTGATGATATTTCTACATCATAGTTACCATCCATAACTTTTAGATTTTCAACTGTAAAGAAACAGTTAAAGTTACCTTCTGATGTTGTAGTAACATCTAGAGAAAAAGTATTTGCAGTATCATTCTTTTTATCTTTTACAGTTAAGAATGAACCTGTATCTTTTTTTTCTAAGACTAAATCTGGTGCTCCAATCACACCTGCAGCTCTTTTTAGTTTAGTTAAGTCTTCACCTTTTAATGAAAATGTAACTTCTTTACTTGGCATTTTAATTGTTTTACTTGGTGTAGTTACAACTGATGGGTCTGAATAAAAATATTTCAGATGGGTTGTTGTGTTTTCTTCTTTGATTTTTACGAACCCTTCATCAAATTCCAATACTGGACTTTTAAATAAAGATAAAGAAGCAAGAAATTCATTTAGGTCATAGATTGCTACTTCCTTTTCAAATGATTCTTCTACTTTTGCTTTTGCTACAATGTTTTTCATTGCAGACATTGTTGTTAAT